TCTTCCTCTTCCTCTTCCTCTTCCTCTTCCTCTTCCTCTTCCTCTTCCTCTTCCTCTTCCTCTTCCTCTTCCTCTTCAACTTCCTCTTCCTCTTCAACTTCCTCTTCAACTTCCTCTTCAACTTCTTCCTCTTCAACTTCTTCCTCTTCAACTTCTTCCTCTTCAACTTCTTCCTCTTCAACTTCCTCTTCCTCTTTATTCTCCTGTACCTCTTCTTGTTCCACAACATTCTCTTTTACTTCCTCTTGTTTTTTCTTTTCAATCCATTCACCATTTTTATCTTTTGTGAATGTTTTCTCGAAATATACAGATGGTTTTACATCAACTTCTTTACTTTTTTCTTCTTTTATTACGTCTTCCTCTTCTTCATTATCTTCTACACAATAAGCATCACCTTCCCATCCTTGTTCTTTTAGTGTATCCTTATTATTTTGAAAACAATCATTACACATAATAAATTCTTCATCAATATTTTCTGTGTTTTCACGTGATAGTTCAACCATATCTTCTTTTTCTATATCAAATTCTTTATCACATAACTCACACTGAACTAAATCTTGTATGTGTTTAGTATTTTCTTGATCATTATTAGTTGTATTGTTTTCTTCACAAGTAACAGTTACATTTTCTTCACTATTAATAATACCAAATTCTTTTTTAAGTGTTTCTAAATTAGCTTCTTTATCTATATATTTATCTTCAATTATTATATCTATATTTTTACTATCATCATTTTTTTTCTCATATAAAACATTCATTAGTTTATCAACTTTATCTTCAAGAGTTTTTATTTGACAGTTAATTTGATTATCTGCTTTTGTATGAAATAATAAATCTTTTACACGATTTTCTGTTATAGTTTTTGTATTTATTTCTAAACATTTTATACGTTCTACCATCTCTATCATATGTATCATGTTTTCTTTGTTTAAAAATATTTCATCTAATGCTTTTAGAATATTTTCTGTGAAATTTCCTTGTAGATATTCTTTTATTGAAATACGAACATGTTTATAAATTGTACTAGATATACTTGTCATAAATATATTTACCAATTATGATTTTAAATATATTTTTTTTATAATTAATTTACTTTTTTGATTTTCTGCGTTTCTTTGTAGAATCAGATTTCTTGAAAGCTCTAAATTTACCCTTTTTAGGTTTGAATCCCTTATCGAAAAGATTTTTCTTGATAGTTTTTTTAGCTAAAGCAAACTTCTTTTTAGAAACGATACGTCCGTGTTTGTTGTACATAAGGTCTTTCTTTGACAAACGACCTGTTGTCATTTTTGCGTTTCCATTCATAACTTGTACGCGACTGCCAAAATAAGGCTGATTTCCAAATCCGTGTCTGGCCATTATACATTAGTACAATATTATTTTTATATTTTGGATAGAATATCTAAATATTAATATTTGTTTTTAGGTGGTGCTCCACTTCCATGAGGATTTCCTGAATATCTTCCAAATTGATTAAGTATTTGTTCTCCTGTTTGAAACATATTTTTTCTTTGATTTCTTAATGTAATCGAGTTTCTTACTCTTGTTGATGATTGTGTAGAATTAGTATTTTGGTCAGGAACTACATTTGCTCTTAAACATTTTCTACAATATAATGATAATCTTACTTGTGGTGGCGGGTCTTCATAAATTTCAGGTTCAGGTTCAGGTTCGGGTTCAGGTTCAGGTTCGGGTTCAGGTTCCGGTTCGGGTTCCGGTTCGGGTTCAGGTTCCGGTTCGGGTTCGGGTTCAGGTTCGGATTCAGGTTCAGATTCAGGTTCGGGTTCAGGTTCGGGTTCAGGTTCAGGTTGAGGTTCGGGTTCTGGTTCTGGTTCGGGTTCAGGTTCAGGTTGAGGTTCGGGTTGATTAAGGTCATAATAAACAGGATTACCAAATTCATCCGCAATATATATAGAAAGGTCGGGGTCATAAATAGAACTATTATATATTGTTCTTGCAATAATGTGACATTGTTGTCCAATGATACCGAATGTATCTATATATAGATTTACACCGTCTTTATTTGGACTTTCAGCATATGAATCATTACTTGCTTGATTTGTTGGAAATATAACTTGTTCAACACTCTCTGGTGAATTATTATATTCAGGGTCGTTTAATATTGTTCTATTTACAAATGGACGACTTCTTATTACTCCTGGAACACCAACCGGAACTTCAAAGAAAAATCCAGGTGTTCCTATGTCACGTGCTAATACAACGCGAGTTCCAGGAGTTCCAGGTTCGTTAACAACTTCATAAAATTCTTTTCTATTTATATCACTTGAATCGTCTTCATCATGATAACTTTTAATATTTAAAACGTTAGTGTTGTCATCTTTTATAACAAATGATGTTTGTAGTTGACTTGATAATTGTGTTCCTGCAATATATAAGTAATAACGTTGAGTTGTAACAGTAAATGAATAGCGAATTTGTATATATTCAGGAATGTTTAAATTAGCCGATGGTAACTCACTATCAAATAATTCTGGTCTTTCATCTTTATTACCACCATAAATTATATTTTCTGGAAATATTTTACTATACGATCTTCTATTTAATCCCAAACCTATCATTCCATAAATTTTATCAATAAAATGGTTATATGATTCTGGTGTATAACGTACTATAACATCACCAATATTATCAAGATTATACATTTCGGGTTCAGGTTCGGGTTCAGGTTCGGGTTCTGGTTCTGGTTCTGGTTCGGATTCGGGTTCAGGTTCAGGTTCAGGTTCAGGTTCCGGCTCAGGTTCCGATTCCGGCTCTGGTTCGGGTTCGGGTTCAGATTCAGGTTCAGGTTCAGGTTCGGGTTCGGATTCGGGTTCAGGTTCGGGTTCGGGTTCTGATTCAGGTTCGGGTTCGGATTCGGGTTCGGGTTCAGGTTCGGGTTCGGATTCGGGTTCTGGTTCGGGTTCCGATTCTGGTTCAGGTTCGGGTTCGGGTTCAGATTCTGGTTCAGGTTCTGGTTCGGGTTGTGGCTCTATTTCAAAAAAGAAATTTTGGTATGGATCTTGTCCAAAAAAGTTTGAATTTGAATCTCTAAGAGCAAAAGTGATGTCATATTTACTTGATTCATATTTTATATCAGAATCATCGTATTTTGTATATCCTCGTATTTTATAATTTTTTCCATGGTCAAGAATTACTGTGAAAGGTGACTTATTAGTACCATCCATAATCCAATAATACGCACCAGTTTTTCTTGGTAATGTTTTTATATGTATTTGTTCGCTTGTTTCAGATTCTTGGTCCTGTTCATTGTGCCATGCATAATATTGATAAGTTTCTAATTTAGATTTGTCAAAATAAATAGGTACTTTATTGAATGATTCATCTAAAATTTCAATATATTCTTCTTGAATACGACCAAACCATGTTCCTGATAAATATATTTGATATGTTGTTGATGGTTTAATCTCACTATCTATATCACTGTTGTCATAATTTGGTATATCAAATTCAAAGAAGGTATTGTTTCTTGTATTAAAAGAATCAGTATCTTTATATAGGATACTTATAAATCTATTTGAAAATCCATTTTGTTCCAATTTATCATCATAATTTTTTGAATCTAATGATTTTTCTATTAGAAAATTATTATCTGAACTACTATTCATATTATTGATATATATTATAATAACAAAATTGAATTAAAAATTTATCGAGAATATAGACATACAAAATGACAGATCTTTCTAAGAAGTACCAGAAAAAAACTGACAAACAACATATTCTTGATAATCCTGATACATATATTGGGTCTATTGAGAATGTTGAACAACCGATGTTTGTTCTTGACGATGACAAAATTATTAATAAAGATATTCATTATATTCCTGGTCTTTATAAATTATTTGATGAGGGTATTGTAAATTGTAGGGACCATGTTATTCGTATGAAAAAAAACATTAATGATAATATTCCTAATTCACTTCCAGTTACAAATATTAGTATAACAATTTCAGAAGATGGAACTATAACTATGTTAAATGATGGAAATGGTATTGATGTTGAAAAACATCCTGAATATGATGTTTGGATACCCGAGCTTATATTTGGTCATCTAAGAACCTCAACAAATTACAATAAAGATGAGGAGAAAATAGTTGGTGGTAAAAATGGATTTGGATTTAAATTGGTTCTTATTTGGTCAAGTTATGGTGAAATAGAAACGGTTGACCACGTAAGGAAGCTTAAATATAAACAAAACTTTTCAAATAACTTAGATATTATTGGTAAGCCAAGTATTACAAAATCTTCTGTTAAACCTTATACTAAAATTACATTTAGACCTGATTATAATAGATTTTATGGGAACGATATTCTTCCTGATGATATGGTTAAGTTACTCCGTAAGAGAGTGTATGATATTGCTGCTATAACAGATAAAACAGTTAAGGTAAAACTTGATGGTAATATTATACCTGTAAAAACATTTCTACAGTATATAGATAAATATGGAATAGATACAAGAGTTCATGAACATTCGAATGAGCGATGGGAGTATGTTGTTGCTTTAAGTCCAACTGATGAGTTTATGCATGTATCCTTTGTGAATGGTATTTATACCAGCAAAGGAGGAAAACATGTTGATTATATTTTAAACCAGATTACTAAGAAACTGATTACTTATATCGAAAAAAAGAAAAAAATTACAGTAACTTCAACAGCTATTAAGGAGCAGTTGATGATATTTATTAGATGTGATATTGTTAATCCAGCGTTTGATAGTCAAACTAAAGATTATATGAATACACCTATTACTAAATTTGGTTCTTCATGTGTGGTTAGTGATAAATTTATAGAGAAGATTGCTAAGTTGGGTGTTATGGAATCTGCATGTGCTATTACACAGGTTAAAGATAATAAGGCTGCGAAGAAAAGTGATGGTAAAAAGTCGCGTAATGTTCGTGGTATTCCTAAGTTAATTGATGCTAATTGGGCTGGAACACCACAGTCTAATAAATGTACAATTATATTTTGTGAGGGTGATTCGGCAAAGGCAGGTATTGTTTCTGGACTTAGTACAGATGATCGAAATACGATTGGTGTTTATCCTATGCGAGGTAAGATGTTAAATGTTCGTGGAGAACAATCTAAAAAAATTCTTGAAAATAAGGAAGTTATAGAGATAAAGCGTATTCTTGGTTTGGAAGCAAATAAAGAATATAGTGATGAAGATGTAAAAAAAAATCTCCGTTATGGGAAAATATTATTTATGACAGACCAGGATTTGGATGGAAGTCATATAAAGGGTCTTGGTATTAATTTGTTTCAGTCGATGTGGAATTCATTATCTAAAGTGCCTGGTTTTATTGGTTTTATGAATACACCTATTCTTAAGGCTAAAAAGGGTTCAAATGAGTTATTATTTTATAACGATGGTGAATATGAAGAATGGAAGTCAAATAATTCTACAAATGGATGGAAGATTAAATATTATAAGGGTTTGGGAACGAGTACAGGTGTAGAGTTTAAAGAGTATTTTGAAAATAAAAAGATTGTTACTTTTCAACATGAAGGTGATGTTAGCGATAATTCTATTGATAAAGTGTTTAATAAGAAACGAGCTGATGATAGGAAGATATGGTTAGGTGGATATAGTAGAAAGACATTTTTGGATACGAATCAATCAAATGTAACATTTTGTGACTTTATTGATCAAGAGATGATACATTTCTCGAAATATGATTGTGATAGGTCAATACCAAATATGATGGACGGTCTTAAAATTAGTTTGCGTAAAATTTTATATTCTGGGTTTAAGAAAAACTTGACAACTGAAATAAAAGTAGCCCAATTTTCAGGATATGTATCAGAACATTCTGGTTATCATCATGGTGAAGCAAGTTTGAATGGTGCTATTGTTGGAATGGCACAGAATTTTGTGGGTTCAAATAATGTAAATTTATTTAGACCAAATGGTCAGTTTGGAACACGTCTTCAAGGTGGTAAAGATTCGGCATCTGAAAGATATATTTTCACACAACTTCAAAAAATAACAAGGAAAATATATCCTCAATATGATGATAATATTTTAGAATATTTGGAAGATGACGGATTTCCTGTTGAACCAATTTATTATATGCCTATTGTTCCTATGGTATTGATAAATGGGTCAAAAGGTATTGGAACCGGGTTCTCTACCGAGATATTACCATATAATTTGCCAAATATTGTTGATTATATCAAACGACGTCTTACCGCAAAAAGTGTTGATGAACTTAAATTCATACCTTATTATGAGGGTTTTCAAGGAACTATTGAAAATATAAATGATACAAAATATCTTGTCAAAGGTGTTTATGAATTGGTAGATGATAATACCGTTCATATTACCGAATTACCTGTTGGAACATGGACAGATGATTATAAACAGTTTTTAGAAGGTCTTCTTGAAGGTGGTGGAAGTGATAAAGGAAAGAAAATAACACCTGTTATAAAGGATTATCGTGATATGAGTAAGACGACTAATATTGATATTATAGTTCAATTTAGTGATTCATCTAAATTATATAAGTTAATGAGTACGTATGGAGAAAATGGTATAAATGGCTTAGAAAAGTTGTTGCGTTTAACAACAACAATATCTACAACAAATATGCATTTATTTGATTCAAATGAGAAGTTAAAGAAATATTCTAAGGTTGAAGAAATTATTGATGATTATTATGATGTAAGACTTGAAGGTTATGTCAAAAGAAAAAAACATATTATTAAAATATTAGAAGGTGAGCTTATTGTCTTACATAACAAGGCAAGGTATATTAAAGAAGTATTAGAAGATACTCTTGATATTCGTCGTAAGAAACGTGATGTGATAGTGAATATGTTAGAAACAAAAAAATATGATAAGATTGAAGGAGATGAAGATTATAAATATTTGTTAAAGATGACTATGGATAGTGTTTCAGATGAAAATGTTTCAAAAATTAATAGTGATCATGTATCTAAAAAGATGGAATTAGAACATATAAAAAAGACAAGGCCTGAAGATATGTGGTTACATGAACTTGATGAATTATTAATTGAATATGGAAAACACATAACAGAAAGAAAACAACAATCTGATATGAATGATAAAAAATCTAAAAAAACTGTTAAAAAGGGTAAATAATATTAAAGTTTAATATTTGATACGATTCCATCTACGTCAAATAATTTGATATAATGTTTATCTATTTCATTTTTACAAGTGAATATAAATAATTTTTTATTAAGACCTTTGCATATTTTTACAATATCATTATCAATAATATTTTTATCCACTGATAAAAAGTGTAATTTTCTTATAATATTACAGTATTGTGGTATAGTGTATTTACTACATGTGATGAATCCAAGTTTTGCACCTATATTATTAAGGATAGTTAAATGATTTATGTTAAAACTTCCTATGTATAAATTATTTGTATTTATATTGTTATCTTCTATATAATTTTTTAGAATAACAGCTAATTCTTCTTTTCCCTTAAGATCAAAATAAAGTTTCATATTTTTATAATTTGGAAAGTTGAAGAAGAAATCTTTTAATAGTATTACATTTGAATTGATTCTTTTTATTTCTTCATATGAATAACTTTCAATAGGATATCCATTCATATGGCGGTCATGAAATAATATTATTTCATTTTTACGTGTTAATTGAAGGTCCATTTCAATCATATCAAATCCTTCTTGTATTGCTGCTTTAAAAGCTGGTAAAGAGTTATCGGGATATCTAGATATAAATCCTCTATGTGCTATTTTTAATATTGGTGATTTATTCATTTTAATATACATATCTTGAATATTAAAATGAGTAATAAAAATTATATCTTCAATACAGTTAATTAAAATATATTTTTGTATTCAAGAGACTTACTGTTATCCATGGTAGATTTTGCATAATCAAGAGGTTGTGGTATTTGACTAATATCTCTTCTATAATTCATATATCCAATAACTTCTCCAAGAAGTTTAGGTGAAACTTCTTTAATGACTTTATTGTTTAGAGTTTCTAATTGTCCTGTTATATCATTTGGTAGATTTTTACTATTTGATAAAAATATACTTCTCATTATTGTATTTAAGTCGTCTTGACTTTGTTTTCCTATTATATGTTTATTATCAGAAAGTTTGTATACTTGAGCACGAATACCATTCTGAACAATATCTATATTTTTTGCTGAAAAAAATAGGTCAGACAATTGAGTATCATAGAAATTTCCACGCATAGCATCATGAAAAGTATAACTTTCAACAGGTATTTTATCGAACATATCAAATTTATTTTTTATGTCAGGCACATCTAAATTTACTCTTCCATTATTCATATATTATAATATAAGATATTATTAATTCATTATAACACACTAAATAGAATAATAATTTTATGTTTGGTTAATTTATATGGCATTTAAAAGAACAATTACATTTGTTGCTATAATTTTACTTGTTGCAATTTTTATATTTATGATATTCTTCATGGGTAGAAAAGAGGCTGATATTATTTACCCACCCGTTGTAAATAAATGTCCTGATTATTGGGATTATGATGAGAGTGGTAATAAATGTGAGAACACTTTTGGTATGAAGAATACAAATGATAATAGTGTTATACCACCCTTAACTTTGGATGATTACTCGCAAGGAACAGTTGGAAAATGTGGTAAACGTGATTGGTCTATAGATAACGGTTTGACTTGGGATGGTATTACTAATAATGAAAAATTAGATTGTAGCGAATATTAAAATTATATAAATAAATACTTAATATATGACATTTGATATAGCTTTAATTGATAATCTTTGTTATGAAATAAAGGATCATATATTTGAATACTTAAATGTTAATGTTTTAAAAGCAACAAATAGTAATTATTTTAATGAGTATATTAAACAAAAGATAGAATATATTGTATCTAATGGTAAGATAGAAACATATTTTAGAAATGTCATAAAGCAAGATAACATTTATATTTTAAATATTATATTTGCGTATATTCCAAAAAAAATATTTAAAAAGAAGATTGTTTATAGAAAGAAAAAAATATATTTTTTTGACTATATTAATGATTTATCAATATATTATTCATCTTCTAAATGTAGAAGATACATAATTGATAATCCGTGTTGAATATGTTTATTTATAATTAAATTAAAAAATGTTATAAATAAACTTCATAAATAATAGATATGGATATAGATAAAGTAAATGAATTATGCGATAGAAAATCTCTTATAAATGACATATGTGATAAAATGCGTTATATAGAAAACAATAAATACAATATTGATGTTCAGAAAGGTATATATCTATATGGACCACCAGGATCTGGAAAAACACATATTGTTAAAAATATATTAAAAATACTTAATTATGATATGATTTATTATAGTGCGAGTGATATACGAAATAAAAGTGTTATTGATTCTATAACAAAATATAATATGTCAAATGTTAATGTTCTCAGTATGTTTCAAAAGAAAAAGAAGAGTATTGCGATTGTAATGGATGAAATAGATGGTATGAATAATGGTGACAAAGGAGGTATTACAGGATTAATAAAACTTGTAAGACCCAAAAAGACAAAGAAACAAAAACAAGAAGAATATACGTTCAACCCTATTATATGTATAGGTCACCATCATTTTGATAAAAAGATAAAAGATTTAATGAAAGTGTGTAGTGTCTTTGAGGTGAAGCCTCCAACAGATGTTCAAATTCAAAATATGATGGATTATTTTATGCCTAATCTTAGCAATAGAGATCTTTATATAAAATATATACAAAATGATCTAAGTAAGTTATGTTTTATAAATAATATGTATGTAACTATGAAAGGGAATGTTATATATGATAATGTAAAGAATTTACTTAATCAAAAATCATATAATGAAGACATTAAAAATACTACACGATATATAATAAATAATAATACAACCATAGAAGAACATAATAATTTAATTAACGAGACAGATAGAACTATTGTTGCATTATTATGGCATGAAAATATTATAGATATGTTTGGTAAGTTTAAACATGATGATGTTATTGAATTTTATATAAAGGTTTTAGAGAATATGTGCTTTGCTGATTTTATAGATCGAATTACGTTTCAGAAACAAATATGGCAATTTAATGAGATGTCATCTCTTATAAAAACTATGAAAAATAATTATATATATCGAGAATTTAATAAGAATAATTATAAATACTCCTTAACATGTGACGTTAGATTTACAAAGGTTTTGACAAAATATTCAACAGAATTTAATAATTATCAATTTTTATATGGTCTTACTCAAAAAATAATGATGGATAAAAAAGATTTGTTTTGTTTTTTTAATGAAATTAAAAATAATAATTATGATGATAAAATAGATAATATTATAGAAGATTTGGATATTGGGATGTTAGATGTTAATAGGATGTATCGTATACTAGATAAATTTTTCGATGATGACTCTTCTAAAAATGATGATTGAAATCATCCATAAGTCCTCCTGCGTGTAATGTAATTACATAAGAACTTTTTTCAATAAAGTCGGATTTATCAATAATTTCAATTTTTTGTTGAATAGATGTTTTGTTATTTTTTAGTTTTTGTAAAAGTATGATTTTTTTAAGATTTTCTTCGAGAATTTTTAAAGATTTTTTGTTTTTATCATGGTCTGTTATATTTGAGAACCTCATATCAATACCCTCATTTGTTTTATAATCGTTATTCAACCAAGAAGATTTATTATTCGAATGATCGAAATTTAGTGATTTATATTTATAGTTGTTCGTTAAATAACTATAAATAATTTTTACAAAGAATATTAAAGTTAGAATAGCTTTCATCTTATTATTGTATAAGTATTTTAATACATTTTAAAGTCAATTTTGTATTTTTCTAGCGTTCTGCAAAATATTACAAAAAAACATTATTATGAAATTCGATAGTTGGTATATATAAAAAATTATTTTATATATAATGTTTTTTAACAAGCATGGAGAGAAAGGTACAAAATACAATATATACTAATAATATAATTAGTATTATAATGTTATCACCTCTTAAATGTAAACAAAAATGGAGACGTATAAGGTCAATAAATTATAAATATATCGAAGGTTATATTTTTATTATAAAAAAATATAAAAAAAGTTACCTTTTCTGAGTATGTTAGTATAAAATTTATATAGTTTGTTTTCTTAACCATACTTCAAAGAAATTTTTTCTAAAGTGAAAATGATATTTATCGTGACCTTTAAGAGGCTCTGTATAATCAATATAAAAATTATTTTCTAATAAAGTTTTGTCAACAAATTCTTTATGATTCACTTTTGTATAATCATTTTCCATTATAATAATATTAATACCATTTAGAATTTCAGGTGATTCTTTTAAAATATAAAAAAAAGCGCCTTCACAATCTACAACAAGAGTATCAAAAGATATGTTGTATTTTTCATTTAATTCTGCTAATGTTATTGTATTAATTTGTTTGAATCCTCTTGGTATATTGGTATCCGGATTATGTTTAAATGTTTGTTCTCCTTTTTGAATAATTTGTGTATTAGAAAGGGCTGCGTTTTCTATATGAAAATTCAAATTATTTAATTCTCTATTTTCCTTTAACATAGATATTTTTGATGGGTTTGATTCTAATGTAACAAGATTACCAATATTATTTTGCTCTTTTTGAAGATAATTCATTACCATAGCATTTCTTCCAATACTTCCTCCAATTTCAAGTATTTTTTCATTACCCGAAAAGTATCTAACAGACATTTTTTGTTCAGGAAGTTCATCTTCAAAAGTACCATGTTTTATTTCAAGACTATTATGTATTTGAATAATTTTTTCATTAACAATATTTTCATCTTTTTTGGAATAAGATTTATTTTCAATATATTCCATTAATAATACGATATTTAATTATTTAATATTATTTACATTAAATAATATTATATTTGTTTAATTAGTTTGTTGATTAATATCATGACTTGTTTTTTGTATTTTACAAGTTGATAATTCATGTTCAAGTTCTTTTATTCGATTATCTCGTATTTTTACAACAAGTTCAGCGGTTTCAACTTCTTGCTTTTGATTTTCTATAGTTAGCTCAAGATTATTAATATTTTGTTTTAATTCTTTTATTTTTTGAATTTGGAAATTTAATATTTCTCTTACTTGTTTACTATTTAATGTTTGTGGTTCCTTTCCTTCTGTCCTTACAACAATAGGTCCATTTTCTTCTTCTTCTTTTTTACGTTTTTCATTTTGTTCTTCTATTAATTTATTCATTTGTTCTTTGGCTTCAGGTTTGTATTTTGGATCACCAGCTTCGTATTTTGATAATAAACTATTAATCTTATTTGTTATAAAGTCACGTAGAACATCATTTTTAACAAAGTCAGATATTCTATGTTTTGTTTCCTTTACGTATCTGGTGTTTGTATGTTCAAGTAATTGTTTTTTATCAAATGTGTTATGTATGTGTGAAAATACCGTGATTGTTTTTTCTGGTTCAAGTTGAACAAATGGGATAGTATAATCTTTTAGAAAATGCTTTTCTTCGGCAAGTGCTGCGTCATCATCATATTGTGTAGAATCAAGAAGAGATGCTTTAAATGCGAAAGTTCCGGCGGTTGCATGATTTGGTCCATATGGTCCAAATTGGTATATTTTACGATTATGGTTGAAATATATATTTAATGTGCTTGAACCAGCACATAATGCTTCTGGATTTTTCTTTAATGATTCTACAGCATGACTTATTCGTTCAGGTGGATAATAGTCATCGTCATCCATATAAACAATTATTGAACCAGAACATTTTTCGTGCATAAAGTTTCTTTTTTTACCCAACATCATCTTTTCTTCAACAGGAAAGTATTTGATTTGTGGTATATTTTCCTTTTCTATAATGTCATTTATTTTATCAGTTCCATCATCAACAATTATCCATTCGATGCGTGATTTTGGATAATCTTGATGTTTAAAACATTCAATCATAAATGGTATAAAGGGTCTTCTGTTGAATGTAGGAGTGCATACACTTACCATGGGATATTTTGATGATGGTTTCTTTTTGTTTTTCGATGGCATATATTTATGTATATTTAGTTTTTAAATATTATTTTAAATTATTGATTTGATATGAAATATTATATTATGAAACATATCAAACTATTTTGCTGTATTTTCATTACATAAATCTAATATAGTGTTATATAGACAAATGAAAAGACCAAACAATCCAATAACAATAGATGTAATAGAATAAGAATTAAATTCAAAATTTGTTGTCGAAAGTGAAAGAGTAATAATAGTAGCTATTGACCATAACATAAGTATATATGAATTACCTTTTGAACACAAATATTCTATCAAATTAGGATATTCGTATTTTGTTTTTTCTCCATAAACATCACCAAAGAAGTCAGTTCTCACATTCCATTTAATACCGAGTATAAATATTAATCCATATATAGCATAAACAATAATATCTAATGGAGCTCTTACCAAAGCAATAAACATACCGATAATATCAAACTTAAAAATTTCATTAATAATACTTCCCAAAGGTGAAATTATAATAGCAATGATAAATCCAATTAATAAATATAATGGAATAAGTGAAAACCCAAGCCTATTAACTTGTTTGTTAAATAATTCGTCTTTATCCTCTATTCCATTTGGAACACCATCGCTCTTAGTTGAAATAATATTTTTTAAAAATAAATCTTTAAACAAACTTCTAATACCACTAATAGTATTCATTCCAATACGTTTTAAAGAACTTTCTTTACTATTATCACATGAACCATCATAAGAATATAACGTATCAAAAAGAGGAATACCTGGTAATTTGTGAACAACTCCATCTTTTTCAATACCAAATGATTCTATTGGTTTTGGTTTTTTTGTATCTTCACCTCCTTCTTTTTGAACTGGTTCTTCTTCTTCATCTGTTTTACAATATACAGAAGAATAAACAATATTTCCATTTGTATCTTTACCATTTATACCTAAAAATGCTTGTTTTGATTTATCTTTACCATTTTCAAACATAATATAATGAGCATATCTTGTTAGCATACAAGCACTGCTATAACCGAGCAATATATAAACAGCAAGAATAATTATCATAATGATAAATGTGGTGAAAACACTTCCTACGGTATCTAAAACATTAACAGGGGGAATTCTTGAACGTGCCCCTTCTCTAACTACAAAAAATCCTTGTTTATTAGTATTTGAACTGTTATTATTTTGTTTTAATTTCCTTTTTTCTTGTTTTTCTTTTTCTCCCTTGAGTATCTGAACCATGTATACTGAATATATAAAATAAACGTGATATTTATTATATGTATAATGTATGGGTCAAACAAAAAAAAACAATTCAAAAAAAACTAAAATAAAAAATAAGAATGATAAAGTAAAAAATAAGAAATCTACCCGGAAGGTTATTGTTATGAGTGGTCCTGGATCAAAATTTGGTAGAAGTAAAATAAAAACAAAAAAGCTTAAGGTTAAGAAGGTTGATTATGCTAAACGCTGTAAAAACATGAAAACACATGAGTTTATGCGTGAAATTTATTCAAAGAATTTATCTAATCGTGTAACAAAGAAATTTAAGAAAGGTTATTTGAAAGACAAATTTTTTTTAAATCATAAAGGTAATATATCAACTGTAAGTAGTGGAAATTGGACAAATGAAATGAGACGTCAATATAAGATTATTCGTGATAAATATGGAATGAAATCTAAAGAGTTGAATGAATTTAAAAGTGATTATAAATGTAATGTATTTAGGATGATCACAAAAAATCACAACCAGATTGTAGTTGGTGTGTTAAGTGTTCCAACAAGTGCTGGAGCATCAATAGGTGCAACATCATATATTCCACAATCATATGTAAAATGGTTGGAGATGCATGGTGCGCGCGTAGTTCCAATAATGTTTGATATTCCAAAGCAAATGATAAATGTCCTTTTAAACCAAATAGATGGTCTTTTATTGATTGGTGGTTCAATTGAGAGTTTAGTAGTTCAGAAAGCACATTATAGATTTCTCTCTACACTTAAGTATATTATACACAAGATTAATCATTTTAATTTGATAGGAAATCACTTTCCGGTATTTTCTATATGTTTAGGTTTTCAGCTTCTTCCTATGATATGTAATGAATGTGATGTTGAAAAGATGAGTGACCAATTTGTAAATCATAAAAAGATATCATTTTTACGTAAATATGGACCAGAACCGATTGCGTTTACATCTGTTGAAGACAGAGATATGTTAGTTTCAAGAGCTATGCAGGACTGTTTTAGTCCAAAGGAAAAGAACGAAATATCACACAATCCTTCAACAGCTATGATACATAATAAATCGTTTATTATTGGGTCTCCTTATATGAAGGAATATGAGAAGTTTATAAATGTTACAGCTACATCTATGGCTAATGAAAAAACATATATGGCTGCGTTTCAGTTTAAATCTCTTCCTTATTATGGTGTTCAATTTCACCCCGAAAAGGTATTCTTTGAGCATATTCAAGAAGAAATACCACACAATAGTATAGCAAAGATGCTTTCAACTAAATTATGTAAGATGTTTTTAAAAGAGTGTTCTAAAAATTACAACACACATGTATTTGGTGTAAATGATGATGCTAATTTTTTTATAGAAAATTATGACTTATTATCACGTGAAAATGCCATTAAAATACTTTTTCCTCATAAAAGTAAGTTATATAATACAAGTATGATAACGGCAAGTTATTATTTTGGACGTATTGATAATACAAAATCGGAAGTAATTCGGGTTCCTTTAATTAGTACAAGTAAATCAATTAAGGCGAAAAACCATCGTGAATTATACCAGGGAATAGCATTGGCAAAGGAGAATGAAAAAGATTTTCATTATCCGATTTAGGGAATGATTATAAAATATTTGTTATATGTATGGAGTTTGAAAAAATGGGTAAAATAATGCGCAATCTCATTAAGACTATAAAAAAAAATTTTATTGATATAAAATTTATTTCTATATCACTTATGGTTTTAATATTTGTGAGTTTATTTGTTTTCAAACCAGTTACTTTATTTAAGGAAGGTTTAAAACCTTTAGAATCAGGTGAAAAATTTATTTCTGGTGAAGCACCTACAACAGATACAACAGATACAACAAAAGTAGTTAAGGAAAATGATAATGAAGAAGTAAAAGAACCACAAGAAACATATATGATTGATTCATGTGAGCTATGTAGTAAAGAGTGTCCAAATAATGAGCCTTCGTGTATAGAGAGTAAAAAGTTTTCATGTATAGAATGTGAAAAAAAGAAAACATTAAATCAAGAAAATAATGATAAAGATGAGAAGGAAACATCTCCTATTGTTATAAATGTTTATGCTGGATCACCCGGAACACATAATATGGGTGAAATAAAGCCAAATGAAAGTTCAAATGCTTTGAAAAACCCAAATGTAACTTTATCTAATTTGCTTGGAAATACTGGTGTTATTGAGTATCCTCCTGCTAATTCAACTAGTGGTATGATACAAGACACGAGTAATAGTGTGGAAGAAACAGCAGTAGGTACAGACTCCACAAGCAGCAACCCTGTAGAAACAGCAAATGTTAATATGGAGGGAGACCGTGATGTAACGCAAGAAGTTAAGGCTAACGAAGGTACCTCATCATTTGTAAGTGGTATTGGTGGTCCAAATAAAGTGCGTTATGGTCAAATAATTCCAAATGTAAGTTATTCTTTATTAAGTGATACGCAAATGGAAATTGATGAGATGAAAAATTTATAAATGTAAATATAAATATGTTTATGTAAAATGATTATATAAACATATAATAAAATGAGTTATTTGTCAGAAGTTATATATGGTGGTGTTGATGGTATTATTACAACATTTGCTATTATTTCGGGAGCTATAGGAGCAAATATGGGTAATCGTGTTCCTGTTGTTATTGGTGCTTCATCGTTAGTTGCTGATGGATTTAGTATGGGTGTCTCAAGCTATCTTGCTGAGCAAGCGCGTGTTGATAAAAAAAATCCAGTTATGGTAGGATTATCTACGTTTATATCATTTGTTACAATTGGTATTTTACCGTTAATACCGTTTATTATGAATATAACGGATGCGTTTAGGATCTCATCTGTTCTTATGATTTTATCACTTTTTATAACAGGTATGTTAAAAAGTGTAAATCATGGTATTAAAACACTTATATTGGGTAGTGCTGCTGCGTTTATATCATATAAGGTTGGTGAAATGTTTCGAGAATAGTGATTATCTTGAGTACATAAGAGCACAATTTCCTGAAGAGAAATGTAATATATTATATCGTTCTTCTATTAAATTTAAGTCATAGTTATAATCATATATTGCCCATGATGATTTATTAGTTCCAATAGGAACACCGTTATCATCACAAATAACAAAAAATTCAGCGTTTGGGTCAAGAGATGGTGTTTGTGTTGTAAATTCTAATTCTATATTTTTGAATTTACTCATGTTAATAGCGCCAGAAGGTTGAGTGTTCATAACGTTATTTTCTATACCAAAATTATAGCAATATAATCCATTTGTTGCGACACCTGATTTTGTTCTTGAATATTTTTCTATAAAATTATATACACTTGCGTCAAGTAAATTTTCTCTATAATTTCCATCAAATATAAGACCGAATGTTTCCATAATATTTTTTTTATTACCTGATGTGTAATTACCTGTTATCATCCATTGTGTTGGATTTCCATTAGGATCAACACCTGGTCCAAATCCCACTTCGAATGTATTTTCAAAGTCATTTTTTCCTGTGAAACCAGAATATTTATATTCACCTTCAACTGGTGCGTTAATTACGTCTTTGGGTGGATATGAGTATGGCCAATTTGAGTAGTTTGACCATTCATTTCTAAGATTTATATCATTTCTGGTAAAATAAAACATCCAGCTTGTTACCATGCCAAGTGTGTCTAACTTAATTTTATTTGACCCAGTTATATTTTTGAAATTATATTCATGAACTTCTCTGAATAAATATTTGTGTTCATTTAGTGAAAATATTCTTTGTTCTTCATCACTTAAAAAACAGTAAGTTGAAATAAGATGAACATCTGCGTTAAATTCGTTTCGTTTATCGACATAGTCTTCGGGGTTTAGTTCAATTGAAGGTGGTGTTTGTAAAAAGTTATACATCTGCATATAGTCCATGTTAAAATTTGGTTGAACGTATGGAAAGTTATTTATATCATCCTTTACATCACGTATTACAAATAATTCATACAAAGGACGTAATGTCACGTCAATAACAAGTTCGTTATATTGTAGTGCTATAAGAGGAAATGCCATTTTACTTGAATTAGAAAACCATGTATTTATTGGTATATATATTGTTCTTGAATCGATTGAAGGATTTGCTCCGGCGATATCGTCTGTATAGTATGCTGATGGATATACATTTACACGATTACTATAATTTGATGGATCATTTATTTCACTTGTATGTCCTATCATCTCATCAAATATATTTTTTTTATTTTTATCAAAATCTCGTTCTGCTATATTTTTTAAATAGCTTCCACTAAATTTTTGAATTATTTGACCACCCACAGATATTGAAATTTCTTTAACCATTTCACTACCCAGATTTTCAATCCATTTAAATTCGTAAGGTGCCCATCTTCCATTTTCATTTTGTGGGGGGTATAATGGGCTCCATATAAAGGGTAATTTGATAGCAACATATGTGTCCATTAATAGATCCGCATATCTTGGAATTCTGAATTTATAGTGAGAGTTTTCTGTTGCGCGTATAGTTCTGGAACCATCATAATCAATTCGAAATTTTTGCATACCAAAATTAGTATATTTTGAATATTTTGTTTTAAAAAATGTTTTTGATGGATTTCCGTTAAGGTATATGTTTTGGTTACCGTATGATATTAAATTTAAAAGACCGCCAGGCATTATATTATATAAATATGTTATTTTAAAATATTTTTTTATATATTAAATATTTATGACTTCTTCACAAATATTTAAAATTAAACCAGACCCAGAAATTTTCAAAGAGCTTTTGGAAAACATATGTGATATTTATGATGACGTATATTTATTAAATAATGCGTCATATAAAAAAGGTATGATGTTTGGAAATATAAACGATTTTTTTTCAAAGATAAAGGAATGTTATTATGATTCGAAATTATTTTATATTGAACGAAAAATGACATATAAGTATTTTATTACTGTTTTAAGACAAGTATGTAAAATTAATAATTTTTCATATAAAACTGAAACAAAATATAACAAATCTTCATATGAAATAATTTATATGATAGATAAGGTTGATTAAATTTCTAAATTTAAATTACTTATATATTTGCTTATAAATGATTCTGAATCTAAAATTTCAGGTATAGATAGATAAACAAAATATTTATATTTTAATCTTACAAGTAATTCATCATGTGGTATTAACACACCGTAAGCACCATGAGAAAGTTTTATTGGTGTATCATTCATTATATCGTCGAGTATAATATTTTCATTATTTTCATCCAACGTTCCAATATTTCTTCCTGGTATAATATTTACTTTTTCATTATGTTTTAATCCGTAAATATATCTATTAAAATTTCCATCAAATTTAGATTCTGCCGTTGAGTCTCTTGATATAAGAGATTGTAAGTATGATATACATTCTTCAAGAACAGGACATTTTTTCTGGCACCCAAAGAAATCACTTGAAGTAAATGAATTTACAACAGAACTTGTACTATCACGTGATACTGATTCAGAAAAGAACATTTTATTATTTTTTATTCCATCATTATACATATTTTTTAAATTTTTTGAACAAACAAAAGATGGTGGCACAAACATACCACCATATGTTTTAAGTATCATCAATTTAGACATAAGTCTTATATTTTCATCAATCGGTTCAGGTAATTTAGAAAAATCTATATTTAGAGACGGAAGTAGTTGAGAAAAACTGTTATCATCAATTAAACATATTTTGAATGAACCTGAACATGCTGATACTATTGATTTTATTGTTAGATAAAGATACGGCTCATTTAAATTTTCTGTATTTCTATCTCCAAAACTTTTCCATATACGTGCGTTAAGTTTGTATGGTATATGGACCCATAATATTGGTTTTTTTAAATGCAAAGGTATATTTTCATTTAGAAGATACTTTCTTATAAGTTTTTCATTTTCTTGGGATTCAAAATCGGTAGTTCTATCTTGATATCTTCTATACAATATACCTGCTGTTAGTAGAATAAATAATCCTGGTATGACGTTCTTGTAATTATTCATATATTATAGGTTATTATTTTATTTATCATTATTCAACAATTTTAAATGTCCCCAAAACAATTCATTATTTTTCCTAGACACATCTTCTTGTTGAATTAATTTAAATGCTGTATTGTTTCCTTCATCATCATCCATTTTTTTCTTTCTTAAAAAATATTCTTTAGCTTGTGTATCTAACGTATGTTTAGAAAAATTAGCGCTTGTTGTTCTATCACGTTTAAGCTCATCAATTGAAGAATATTTTTTTTTATTTATGAAATCATTATTTGATACTGGTATAACAGGATTATCATACGCTTCTTTTACATCAATAAAAGTATTTTTTGAAAACATAGTGCTATTCGAGTATGATATAGGCGCATTTCCAGAAAGAGATTGGGAACCACTTGATATATTATCAACAATGTCTTCTATATCATTATATACAACCAGTTGTCTTTTATCTTCTTTTAGTTTTTCAAAGTTTTCATGTAAAGATGATATATTATTGACATCAATATTTGAGTCGTTATTTTGTTTTAGCCATTCTTCATAACCCTCTGATTCTTCATCTGTAGTATTTTTCATTTTTTCGAACATTTCGTTAAAAAATTTATTAAAGTTTTTATTTTTTTTTAGTTTTTTAGTTATTTCCTTTTTATCGGTTTCTTCTTCATCGATAATTTGACTGTATTCTCCACCATCTCCTTTTTTAGAAGATTTATTTCGAAAATCGTTAATATGAACTATAACTTTGTATGCCTTTGAGAAGAATAAAAAATACTTTTTATCTAGTTTTGATTTATCGGGGTGTAATTTTAAAACAACCCTTTTAGCTTTTTTTAACTCTTCTGTTGTAAAATCATATGAAAGATTAAATAGGTTTAATAGGTCATCGAATTTATAATTATCAAGGTTTAAGTCAACATCCATATAATTATAATTTATAAAATTGAAAATTGTTTCACGAAATAACATATTCTAAATGTAATGAGGAAACCAATAAAAATGATTGAAACAATTGAATCAACTGAAATGATTAATTCAAAAACATCCTGTGAATGTCCTATTTGTTATGAACCGTTGGGTGAAAAAAATGTGTGTATAACTAAATGTGGTCATAAGTTTTGTATTGGATGTTTATTTAAACATTCTGAAAGAAGTAATGATTGTCCTATGTGTAGAGAACAAATATTAGATAATTTTGAAAATAGAAATAATAGGTCAAGGTCAGCATCGTTTAATGATGATGAGTTTATTAATAGAATAAATCAGGGGTTGTCTGTTCCGGTTGATGACATGGATAATTTTATGAGAAGGGGATGGGGAACACATCGTTCAATATCTCCTATACAATTAGATAGTACACACACAGATATTGATAATGAAAATAGTGAAAATAGTGTTATTGATCTTACACGTGATAGTGACGAAGAAATAAGTATAACTTATGATGATGAAGACTCTGTTACAAACACTTTTGATGACGAAAATAATAGTAATCAATTAAATGATGAAGAAGATTCGATAGAAAGATTAATAAAAGAATTAGATGTCATACAGGAAGAAACAGGTGTATTTGAATTACCTACTCAAGGTTTAATGTTAATGAGAATGAATAATAATATATTTATAGAATCTATAAAATCTATTTTATTAAAGCAAACTTTGAAAAAATTTATAAATCACATTAGTGAAAATACGAATGAATTACTTTATGAATGTGATGATTCTGTTAAACATATTATTTTTATGAGATTAAATAATATTCTTAATGATGAAGAAAACAGTTTTGAAAGTTATATTAATGACCCTAATTCTCTTGACGGTGATGATATATCGAACTTATTGAATATATCACGTAACAGATTTGGTAAAACGTTAGAATCATCTGGTTATAATACAGAAAATATGAAATTATGTGTTAAATTTACAGATTTGATTTGTTGTATGAACGATATTATAGTAAATAATATAAATAGAAATTAGTTATTGTTCAATTAATCTTTTAAATAATATTTCCAAATCTTTTTCATTCCCACCTAGAACAAATTCGTCCGGATAAATTGTATCATTTTCTTCAAAATAAGCAATTATAGAAGGAACTCCATTAATAATACGTTTTGTTTTTAACCATCCAAATATTTCAATACTATCGTCAACGTCTATATCATACCAATCTATATTTTCATTATCTGTAATTGTTTGTTTAAAATTATTTACTATAGGTGCTATTTTTTTACAAGGTGCACACCATTCAGCGCTAAATTTAAATACAATAATTTTTGTATCATTATTAATAATGTTTTGAAATTCTTCTTTTGTAGAAACAACGTTTTCTAAAACAACCATATATTATATAATGAATAATAGTTTATATTTTTTACCAATATAATATATGTTATATTTGGATATAAAGTATATAATTCTTGTTCTTATTCTTGTTTTTGCTATTCTTTTTCCATATTATAAATTAACAAGATTAGAAGAAGTTTTACTTAATATAAATTTGGATAGTGGATGGTCAGCTGGATATAATGTTGAATGTTCTACTGGAAATGGTAAAGAAAATAAATCAACAACTGTAAAGACATCACATTGTTCTTGTTTAATCTATTATGTGTGTAATCAGTTTGGTATTTATATACCTTCGCCTCCGGAATATTCTCAATTTCATTTAGCAGATAGACAGCTTGAATGGTTATCAAGCAACGATGGTATTAAACAAGGTTGGAAAGATATTGGAGAAACATTACCAGGAATTTATGAAGAAGCACAAAAAAAAGCCAACGAAGGATATTTAGTTATTGTAGGTATAACACATGATGATAGAGTAAATGGACATATATGTATAGTAAGACCATATAGAAATGTTGATTATAATATAATAAAAAAACGTGGTCCTATAGTAATTGCTTCTTCAAGTCCAAATACATATGCGGATTATTTAGATGATGAATTTAGATTAAAATATAAAGATTATGAACATCTTAATGGTAGAATAAAATTTTTTTATTATTCAAAAGAAAAGTTCAATTAATTATATAGTTGTTATTTTCTCGATGTCATTAATATTTATATCGGGAAGGATCATGTGACTTTCCCAGAAATATTTACAGAAACACCAACATATATTTATATTTTCATTATACCATTCAGGGTGACTTTTTAAAAGATTATTTTCTATGTGTTTTGGAAGTAAGTTAAGAGATGATCTTGGTAGTACGTATGATAATTGAGTATATGGTGACACAACATTATTGTTTTGTTGTTTAAACATAGAAGTTTGAAAATATGGTATATACTTTATTAAGTCTTCAAGAAGAGGAGCATAATTATATTTATACTTCCAACGCCAGTCAATACAACCAGTTGTATAATATTTCATAGTCCATTCAAGAGATTCCATGTAATTAAAGCAAATTTGTTTTCTTCTCTCGTCATTTATTTCCATATGAAATAGTCTTTCGTAATAACGATTTTGCCACCCAGGTAGTGTTGGATTTATATAATGTTCTTCATTACGTTCGAATATTGGTAGTCTATTGAGTTTGTCTAATTTTTCCTCAGGTGTATTTGCTTTTATATGACGCTTTTCTTGTTTATTTCGAGATAAATATTCATTTATAATATAATCTTCTTCATTTTTAGAGAGTTCATTAATAAGTTTTCTTATATTTTTCCATTGTATTTCTTGGTTTAATACTATAGTTTCATTTGTATCTGTAAAAATAGAGGAATATGTTTCCATTAAAATTTGTATTCCATTAGTTCTTATATTCAACGCAGGGAAATGTGGCATAAAGTCATTTCCTAAGAAAAAGCATAATAATATGTAATCATATATTTTATTATTCATTATATTATTTTCAACTTCTATATTTTGATTTAATTCCAATGATAATCGATGTGAAAGAGTTGGTATATCAATCATATAAAGTTTATTGGGGTCAAGACTATTGTCAAGAGATTTTATAAACTCAGGTGTTTCACGGAATAGATAAATATTTTTACATATAGGTAAGTGATTTATTGAAAGCATAATAAGGTCGGCGTCAAGACCATATATAACCGTATTTTTATTAGTATGATAATCTACATTATCGCGTATATATTCAAATAATTTATGTTCGCCTTCTCCATGAATATCAGAACATGAAACTGTAATTTTTTTTAAATTATATTTTGTTGGGCTTGAAAAATGATTTTTAATATAATTTGCAAGTTCTTCCATAAATACTGTTCCTGGTGTAATACATGTTGAATCAAAATTTAGTTTAAATTTATTTGGATCGATAGAATCAGTTATTTTTCCAATAAGTTTTGAACGAATTCTTCGTGTTCTTTGTTGTTCCAGTTTTGCTACAGGAGCAACACCGTCAAATGCTATAAAAAGATGATGTGATGGTTTAATTTTTGAAATATATTCTTCAAGTTTATCGCAAACCATTTTTATAATAACTTTATTGATGTTTGATTTGTTCTCTTTTATGCTGTACATAGCATCATAGATGATAGAATTGCAGTCCAGGTAAAGATTATGTACCTGATCTAAATTATCTATGGTGCGAATTATTTTTGGATAATTTTTAATAATATATGAAAAATATGCGGGAACTCCCATAATAATTATATGTTAACAATTGTTTATATGGATTTAGAAATATGTAATCATTAACATTATGAATGTCCATAGAAAGAGAATTTATAACGAATTTAATAGTTACAGATGTAAAAAAAATGATTCATCTTCGGAAATATTAAAAATCACATTATCAGGTGTAGAGACTATTGTTTATTTTTTATATAAAAATCAAAAAATAAATGTTTTTTTAAATAGTTATTATCCATTTAACGCTCCCAAACGGGTAGTAATAAATGGAATTGATTATAATGGTACAATAGATATATGTAAAGAATCCAGTATGTATTTTAAAAAATACATGAATATAAATTGTATGTGTTGTGATACATGTTTGTGTATGAATAATTGGACACCAACTATTTATTTAATTGATATAATTGATGAATTTTTGTTACGTAAAAACATAGATAACACAATAAAAACGTTAAATATGATTAATTATAGTAAGAATATTCCTGATGAAATAATAAAATATATTCGAACATTTTTATTGGAATATTAATCAGTTGATTTCAAAAATACAATTCGTTTGAAAATATTTAATATATCAAGAAAGAAGTCAAGAGAAAATTTTGGATAATTAGGTAAAGATGAACACATTTCTTTTAACATTATCATTCTTTGAGTATCATATGATACAAAAAGTGTGAATAGAACAATTACAATATAAGATGTTATCTTAAAATTTTTTATTAATGAATTCGGGTCACGATTAAATATTATGTTACCTAATTCAAATAATATAATTACAATTAAAGAAATAAAAAGTCCCGTAGTCATAAAATTGTATGTTTTTTCAAAGAAAGTTGGAAACATAAAAACAATTGATGACATTATTGCGAATATAGAACCTGTAATTAGTAATGCGTCTTCTACAACATCTTTAAATTCAATAGACTTAAAATATGGATATACACCTGAACTTATTAAAAATAAGAAAAGTAACCATATTATATGAATTAATTTAAAATTCTTATTACCAAATGATTCCGAAAATGAAAGATAAAATATTAAACCAAAACATATTAGATAAGATAATATTAGATATAATCCATAACCTCCGTATGCGAATGTTTGACCTATTGGTAAGTATTTGTTACGGTCTTTTGGGTTACTAAAAATATAATTGTAAAAGTAACTTGATAATCCTACAGCAACTATAGAAAATGCAAGATATAAGTAAACATTCAATATAAAGTTGTCGCATGTAGGATTACCATTTTTAAAAGCAGAATTTTTCATGATATAAACCAAAACTATACCACAAAGTATAATTATATGTAAATAACTACGTTCAAATGCCATAAATATTACATAGAAAATAAAAAAATATTATATGTATTTATATAATGTTTCATGAAAGTGATGACGATATAGGCGTGGGTATGGAAATGGATAACATTAATATAGATAAAATATTGAAAATTCTTATAGAAAAGGTAAATACTTACGAAAGAATAATCATAAAGACCAAAATAAATTCTGATAATTATATGAAAATGAATATTATAACATCAAGTGAATGTAATACATGTTTGAACGAGTTAAATCTAATTTTAGATGACGTTAGATTATTGGAAATTTATCTAAATGATAATGAATCATATGATGTAGATAATGTTATAAATGATATACAAACAATAAATAATAAATTATCATCAATAATAAAAAAATATGGAACCGAAAGTGTAAAAGATTTGATTTATGTATGTCTTGGGAATGATTATTTAGAAAAATTCGATACAAATTATAAAGATAAATTTGAACTTATAAAATCTTATGTACATCCGGTTGGATATAAATTAATATGTGATAGTTCTATAAAGAAAACATCGTCTTCATCAACTAGCACTAATACTATTCTTGAAGATTTTAGAATATGTGAGACAGGTGATAATTGTTCATGTTATACATTTACTTCTAAAAAAATTGGATTACTTAATAATAGTGTTAAAATATTAATAAAGGATGAAAAGAGAAAGCAAAACCTATTAATATATGGATATATAGATGACTTAATGTTTGAATATGTCTTGAATAATAGTTATGTTTGTGAAACATTTTATTCATTAAAACAAATGAAACCGTCAGATAATGAATTATATGACTACAAATTTGATATATATTTAAACTCATTAAATTTAAGAGATTATTTAATATATAACGTTGATGATATTTATGATAGATATTTGGGTTATATAAATAATGTCAAATCAATTAAAAATAAAAGTTTAACAAAAGTTGTTAACGATTTTTTAAAAGCAGATTTTGAGGAAAAAAGGATTATGTTGATTCAATTACTAATACATTCAAATAATAATGAATATATGTATCTTGCATATCTTTTATACGATACATTATCAGTTGATGATGCTGAAAAAAGTAGCAGTAACGAACAAGATAATCTTTATAATTCTTTACCATGGGTTATAAAATATAAGTTTAAAACTGCTATGAAGCAGACAATAGATTATACTAATAATTTATTAAATTTTGATATTAATAACAAATTACCTATAGAACAACGTATATGTCTAATGAAGTGTGATGATAAAGTTAAGGAAAAAGCAATGATAAAACTTAAAGAAGTTAAATCAAAAACTGATGATAGTGCTACTAAATCACGCCAATATTTAGATGGATTATTAAAAATTCCGTTTGGTATTTATAAACGTGAACAGATATTTGATATATTAGAAGAAAATGAAAAAATATTTGTTAAGACTATTGAAGATAAGGATAATTACTATTATACTAATTTTATAGATAAACGCAATAAATATAACAGTATTGAAATCAAGAATAATACTCAAATGATTCTTGATAAAATAGGTATGAAATCATTTTCTTCAAAGATAGAACAGATTAAAAGTAAGGTTGAAAAATTTCGTAAAAAGGAACTTTTTACTTTTATAGGTGATGTTCATGATATTCTAACAAGTAATCACTTAATACTTGAAAATAATAATATTTCAAAGCTCTATATTGGTGATCTTCATGGAGAACAAAAAGACGTCCTTAAGGAACGTGTATATCATTTATTAAGTATGATACATAATAATAATAAAGTTGTTGATGATATTTTAAATAGAACAAATATTATTGATGGAAGTAAGATGAATCTTTATAAAAATTTGACAAAGATATTAGATAATAGTTCTACTGTTAACAAGTATATGGTTGATGTTCGTAAATGTTTGGATAACTCCGTCTACGGTCACGACGACGCTAAAAGACAAATAGAACGTATCGTTGGTCAATGGATAAACGGAAAGGATGGTGGTTATTGCCTTGGTTTTGAAGGTCCACCCGGCGTTGGTAAATGCGTCGCTAAAGACACACCAATTATGCTCTCAAATGGAAAAATAAAAATGGTTCAAGATATAACATTAAAAGATAAATTGATGGGTGACGATGGATTTGAGAGAAATGTATTAGCACTTGGAAGTGGTCGTGAAAAAATGTATCGTATAGAACAAGTAAAAGGTGACGATTATGTTGTAAATGAAAGTCATATACTTAGTCTAAAAATGAGTAAAGCAGGAAGAAAAGGAGATAAACACCAAACCATTTTAGGAAAACGATATTATAAGGATGATATAGTTGATATATGTATAAAAGACTATTTGGGACTTCCTAAGTATTTAAAAGAATGTTTAAAGGGTTATAAGGTTGGGTTGAATTTTAGAGAACAGGACGTCTCATTAGACCCTTACGCTATTGGATATTGGTTGGGGGATGGTCACTCTATAGGTTCTTCTATAACAACAATAGAAAAGGAGGTGGTTGATTATTTTACAGAATATTCTAACACATTAGATTTAGAAATAAAGCAGGGTGTTATTACTGAAAAATGTCGTGGTGATTATCATTATAAAATTAAAACAAAAACAAAAAAAAATGATAATTCAAAAAATAAATTTTATTTGGGATTAAAGCAATATAACTTAATAAATAATAAGCATATACCAGAAGAATATAAACTAACAACACGAGAAAATAGATTGTCTTTGTTAGCGGGTCTTATTGATAGTGATGGTTATCATAATCCTAAAAATAATTCGTTAGAAATAACGCAAAAGAATAAGGTGTTAGCAGATGATATTGTGTTTTTAGTTAGGTCTCTTGGTATGAGAGCGATGATTAAAGAATGTGAGAAGTCATGCACATATAAGGGAGAAAAGAAATGTGGTATCTATCATAGAATTACGATTAGTGGTTCTGGATTGGATGAAATTCCGGTGTTACTTGAACGTAAAAAGGCAAGACCTAGCAATCAGATAAAAAATTGTTTAAATACAGGTATAAAAATAGTTCCACTCGAAGAAGATAAATATTATGGATTTCAAATAGATGGTAATTCAAGATTTTTACTTGGTGATTTTACAGTAACCCATAATACTAGTTTGGCTAAACATGGATTATCACGGTGTTTGATCGACGAGAATGGTGACAATCGACCATTTTCATTTATAGCGATTGGTGGTTCAAGCAACGGAAGCACACTCGAAGGGCATAATTATACATATGTTGGTTCTACGTGGGGTCGTGTTGTAGATATATTAATGGAACAAAAATGTATGAATCCTATTATTTTTATAGATGAAATAGATAAAGTAAGTAAAACAGAAAATGGTAGAGAAATTATTAGTATTATGACACATCTTGTTGATCCTACACAAAATGATTCTTTCCAGGACAAGTATTTTTCAGGTATAGATATTGATGTATCCAAAATCCTTTTTGTGTTTTCGTATAATGATGTAAGTTTAATTGACCGTATTTTACTTGATAGAATACATCGTATAAAATTTGATAATTTAACTATGGATGATAAATTAGTTATATGTAATAAACACATGCTTCCTGAGTTATTTGAAAAAATGGGACAAACTGGTAATATTGAATTTCCTGAAAATGTTTTGAAGTATATTATTAATTCTTATACACTTGAATCAGGTGTTAGAAAATTAAAGGAACTTTTATATGAAATTATAGGTGAAATTAATCTTAAAATGTTAAATGATGAAAGCGATGAAATAGATTTGCCTATTGTAGTTACGGAAGGTGATGTCACTAATGTTTATTTAAAAGACCATCATAAGATGAATGAAAAGAAGGTTACACCGATTGATAAAGTTGGTATTATATGTGGTTTATATGCTAATGCACTTGGAAGAGGCGGTGTTATACCAATAGAAACACGATTATTTGTTACAAAAAATTTACTTGATCTTAAACTTACTGGACAACAGGGTGATGTTATGAAAGAAAGTATGACAGTTGCGAAAACATTAGCTTGGAGTTTAACATCTCCAACAAGACAGAATTATTTATTGGGAGAATTTGAAAATACAAGTAATCAAGGAATACATATACATTGTCCTGAAGGTGCTACACCCAAGGATGGTCCGTCTGCGGGAACAGCAATAACTGTTGCTATATATAGTTTATTAAATAATAAACCGATTAAGTATGATTTAGCAATAACAGGAGAAATAAATCTACAGGGGTGTGTAACCGCGATAGGAGGTCTTGATTTAAAAATAATTGGTGGTATAAATGCTGGTGTTAAGACATTTTTATTTCCAAATGAAAACAAAAAGGACTTTAATAAATTTATGGATAAATATCATGGTAATTCAATTATCGATGGAATCGAGTTTCATGGTATTGATTCTATAGAAGAAGCACTTAAATTATCACTCGTTTCGTAATAAATTTTATATCTATAATATAATATGAAAGGAGGAAATAGAGAAAGAGGATTCGCACTCAGCGTAGAAAACATACTTAATTTAATTAGTATGTTAAGCGTAACAATTGTATTAAGCTTTCTTTTTTTATTATCAATTTTTAATGGAGATTTTAAAGGTATATGGCTTTTATTTGGAGTTTTTATTTGGTATATATTATTGGCAAATCCAATAGGTATTCAATATATATTAAGTGAATTGATGGGTATGGGTGATGTAGATCCTACTTATATAAGAAGTCATACGTGTGAAGGTGTTAGTATAGGTTTATTTGATAATAAGCTTTTCCCATCAACATCAACCAGTATATTTGGTATGATAATGAGTTATCTTATTGTTCCTATGACAAATATGCCTTGGCGTAATGAAAATATGGGACTTATAATAGGTATGACAACAATTTTGTTTTTAATAGTTTCTACAAGAATGGGTAAATGTGAAACAATATTTTCACTTATTGTGGGTGCAATTGTTGGAATGGTATTTGGTTTTATATGGTATTTGATTTCTAAATCGATTAATAATGAACTTATCTATAATGGATATTTTTCAAATAACGCAGTATGTAGTGTTGCTGCAAAAACGTTCAAATGTAAAAAAGTGAAAAAGTAGTTACATATGTTTCTGTAATAAAAAATATATAAATTCTATAATAATATAATAATTATTTTTTTGACATATGTAATATATTCTTTACATATATCATTTCTTCATAATCTGTTATTTCCACCTCTTGTAATTTTGATGAAATATTGGTAACACAATCATCACATACATTATATGTTTCTATTTTATTTTTATTATTATTAAAAGTAGATATCATCATACTACAGTCTGGATGATTACATATGCCATTTTTACACTCATCGCATAAATCACATGGTGGTATATCGCATATTCTGCATGAAACATTTTCATACGGTGGCATATTGAAGTAACAGTTTTATTGGTATAAAACATTATAATACTAATAAAATTATCAATTTTGCATTTAAATTTTAAAAATCGTATGCTATACGATTATGTGGATATGATGGGTCTTCTATTTCATTTATACCTAATTTAAATATTTTTGATATTTGTAATTGGATATAAAAATAAATAGTTAATTGTATAATTTCAATTATCATATTTTATGTAAATTATTTATTATTTAAATAGTTCTTTATTTTTTGAGAAATACTCTTTTACTTTATTTGATACTTTATTTCTCCTAAATGACAAATTCATTAACGCGCTCGGAAGACGCATATTGTAGCTTTTTAAAAATGTATTTAATGTTTCTATAATGTCGTTGGAATTATATAATTCTAATTTTTCTTCTATGAATTCAGGCTTACGTAAATTTTTATTTACTTGGTTATGAAATACATATAATATTTCAATAAGATCTTGTTTTTTTGTTATATTTTGAAAATGAACAGTATTTAAGAATTCAATCGCATGCTTTGAACACTCTGGACATGGTAAATTATAACAAATCGATTTAATTATATCTATTAATATTTCTTTATTTTTGGAAAACTGTTCTTCATTTATTTTTGCGGCAATAGTATGAAGAAATATCCATGTTGGATTTCCCCATGATATATTTTTCATAAATTATATAAAGACTATAGAATATTATTTTTTAATGAACGATAATGAAATAATAGATTTTTTTAAAGAATGTATGAGTGATGATATAGACGATGATAAAAATGATAATAATTGTTTAATATCGGGTGAAAAACTTACAAATGATAAAATAGACCTTTTGTGTGGTCATTCATTTAATTACTTACCATTATTTAATGATGTTTTTAAGCAAAAAAGGATAATTAATCACAGAGAAATAATTAGAATACCATATAAATCTATAAAATGTCCATATTGTAGAACAATTAATAATGGATTGTTGCCGTATAAAGAATACCTCGTAAAGGAAAAAATAGACGGAGTAAATTATCCAGAAAAATATTCTATAAAATCAAATATATGTTCATATATTTACAAAAGTGGTAAGAAAAAAGGAACAATATGTAATACCAAATGTTCTGATAAATTCTGTACTCGACATAAAACAATCGCTTTAAACCAAAAAAGTGTTAATACTTGTAAAATACAATGTTCACAAATTATTAATAGTAAAAATGGAAAAAGACAATGTAAAAAATACGCAAAAAATAAAGGATTATGCACAACCCATTTAAAATTAAATACATGAATATATTATGGAGAATAAAGAACAATTAGTTTCAGCGATAAAGGAGTGGGTTAAATTAGAGAATGAGATAAATTTATTACAACGAGAGTTGAAAAATAGAAAAGAAAAGAAAAAAAATATGGCAGAAACATTATTAACTGTAATGAAATCAAATGAAATTGATGCGTTTGATATAACAGGTGGAAGACTTCTATATTCAAGAACAAAATCTAAGGCTGCGATAACAAAGAAATCTCTATTAGGTATGTTAGGTGAATATTTTAAAGACCAACCAAATATGGCTGAAGAGCTGGCAACTTTCATCCACGACAATAGAGAACAGAAAATAAACGAAACAGTTAGAACAAAATTTGATAAATAGTATTAATTAAATTCTATTTTTTCATAGTTAAAAAGTTCAAAATCTTTGTTATAAAAATCATTAATAAGTAAAATACTATCTTTGTTTAAATAGTTAATATATTCTTCTTTTTCTACACTAATATCCTTGCTTTTTATTGAGCCAAATCTTATATTAAAGTCCTTAAAACCATAATCTATAAGCTCTTTTTTTAAAGACTCTGTTTTAAATATTGAAATTTCAGAAAATAAAACGCCGTTTTTGTCACATACAAATAAATATTGCGGTATATTGTGATTATCAAGATTATCGTTATACAAATATTTTGTTTTTATACATTCAAAAACTTCTTCCGGTGTAGATTTTTTTGATATAATTCCGTAACTAAATAGATCGCTTATTATACGATGATAAGGATTTCTTACTACTGTGAATATTTTTGTATTATTATTACAATCAATATTTAATAATTCTTTATATTTTATCAACGTTTCATATGTTTGATGCTGTAACGATATTTTTTTTAAATGTTCTTCCGGTAATATAGTATTTCGAATTCCCGAAAAAAGTGTTACTTCTTTTTTTGAGTATTTATTTAAAAAATATATATAAATTGATGTTCCACCTGTTTTGGGTATATGAATCCAAAGAGAATTAGCTTTTTTACAATATGGCATAGTATATGAAAATAAATAAATAACTTTTTTTAACGGTATATAGTATGAAAGATATCGTTATTATAGGTGGTGGTATATCCGGGTTATATACAGCATTAAATCTACATGGAAATAAAGATGTAACATTATTTGAACAATCAAGTGTTTATGGTGGAAAAGTTTATACTGACAGATTTTCTATCGACGATGTAAAATATTCGTTAGAGGCCGGTGCCGGTAGAATATTAAGTACCCATAATTTGATGTTAGAATTAATTAAAAATATGAATCTTAAAAAATTATTGATTGAAATAAATTCTAAAGTTGACTTTTATCCGTCTAAATATTACACATTAAAAAACATGTTTCAAAATAAAACAGGCTTCCATTTTATAGATAAAATAATTGAGTATTCTAAAAATCATACAAAAGAACAACTTACAAGCATTACGTTTAAAGAATATGCATCTATTTATCTTACCGAGAATGAATTGAAATTTATGCTTGATTCAACCGGTTATTATGGTGATATTGTAGCACAAAACGCATATAACGCAATTGATGTGTTTAAAACATCAATCCGTACAGACAAAAAATATTATATTATGAAAAACGGATTTAGTAATTTAATAGAAAAAATGGTATCTATTGTAAAGAAGAAACATAATTGTTATAATAAAAAATCATGTAACAAAATATTTTATAACGATGGTGTTTTTACATTAGATATTTCTGGAATTAAAATTAATTGTAAAAAATTAGTATTAGCAATACCAAAGGATTCTCTTTTGAATTTTGATATTTTAAAACCTTATTTTCCTTTATTGAAATCTATCGAAACGTTAAGGTTAATAAGAATATATAGTATTTATGACAATAAAGATATTTGGTTTAACGATATTAACAAAACTACAACAAACAGTAAATTATCATATGTTATACCAATTAATAAAGAAACTGGTGTTATAATGACATCATATACTGATTATAAAAATGCTGATTATTGGAGTGAAATAAAAAAAAATAAAAAAGTTTTAAGTGATACTTTGGATAAGCAAATAGAAAATACATTCGGTATAAAACCAAAAAAGCCTAAGGATATTAAATTATATGAATGGTCTAATGGTGTAGCCGTTTGGAAAAAAAATAAGAATAGTTCTTATTTAATAGATAAAATTTCAAATCCAGATACAGAAATCAATATGTTTATTGTTGGAGAAAATTATTCGAAATATCAAGGATGGATGGAAGGCGCACTTGAAAGTGTAAAAAGAATAATATATAAAATTTAATAAGTAAAATAATTCAAAATATTTTTAGATATTTAGTGTAACAGAACTTATGTCAATAGTTTTAGATAATTGTATAAGTGAAGATAATGTTCCAAATAAAAATATAATAATTAATGTTTATTATACAATATCATATGCGTGTCATTATCCTTTAATAGTTTATTATCTAAAACTAAATAAAAATAATAAATATGATACTTTTTTAAATGAAAATGATTTTTATAATATATATCGAACACCTAAATTTTATGATATAGGAATTTTAGAACATAACGGATTTTATTATAAAATTACAGAAGTAGAAATAAATGAAACACTCCACAAAAATATAGATTATATTGTTAGTGCTACCGTTTATGAAATTATTAACTTAGGGTTTTGTGGTAAGAATAAAATAAAAACGCAATTTAAACAGTTTATCGGAGAAAATCCATGTATGTACACTTTGTACGATGAATCAAATTTAGTTTTAAATCCTTGGGTATTTTATAAAATAATTAAAAAAAAAGACCTTTATTTTTTAGATTTATATGGATTTATACGTGATTATGATGATAATTTACCATATTTTTGTTTGGACTATAAACCAAATTATAATCATGAAAATGATGAAATGTGTGTTCGTATTATTGTTTTTATGACAAATATTACATTAAATTATAATTCTGGTTTTGAATATGATATACGTGAGAATAAGGTATATGTAGCAGATAAAACAAATTGTAAATTTTTTGGAATATAATATAATATTGTTATTTATTTTGATAATATGTTATCACCTTATTTATATATGGGATTTTTAAAAAGAATTGGAACTGTTATTTTACTACTTGTAATAACATTTATTATATATAATACTTGTATTGCTTTAGGTATTGATTACATGTTTATGATGCCATTTATATTGTGGATAGTTGCCATCTCTATATTTATACTTTTACTTCCATTAAAAACGAGTTTATTATTTGGGTTATCACCATCAACCATAAAATAATTTTTATAACCTTATACATTTTTATAATCTATATAAAGTTAAATTTTAAAATTAATACACAGATAATGCCATATGACTTTTTTGGAAAATCACAAATATTTCTTAATCGTAATATCGTAAATTTGTTATCGTATTTTGATAATATAATTTATAAAATAGAATTTTTTAAAGAGAACGCATTTGTTATAAAGGACCGTTTTTTTAATAATTTTAATGTATCACCAGAACCTATTTCTATGATTGTAGCAGCAAATACATTTTTAACTACTTCTTATTTATTGTATTTTGTAACACATGGGTCTATAACGAAATATGTTATTGAAACTATGTTTAATATACTTTATGGTATTCTTACCATTAATGCTATTCAGGTATCTATTATTTATAGTTTTTTGGATATATTTTATTATTTTAGAACCAGTAAATTTTTATTAATAGAAATATACGATTCATATAATTTAAAGAAATATCTGGAAAATAGTGAATTTACAATAACGTATAATATTTTTATATTGGGTTGTGCTTTTATAGCATATGTTTATCCATTAATACTCTACATAATTAATAAGGAAAATATTAATTTTATATCAGGAACATTAAGTCTATTTCCATTAATGATTCTTTCTATGCACACTACCTCAAACCAAACATTTTTTTGTGATTATAATAATTATCTTAAAAAAATTGATAAGCCTATATCAAAAGAAGAATCCAATTTATGTAATGTAATTGGAATAATTGTTTCTTTATTTTTTATTTTTAATTAAACTAGTATAATTATATGTTAAGTAAGTAACAGATGTGAATAATATTCCTCCCCATAAACTATCAATAACAGTAGGTATTAATTTCCAACTTTTAAATATAGCACCAGAAGTTGTTTCAAATACTCCATAAATTAAAATACCTAATAGAAAAGCATCAATAAGGCTTTTATTTTGTGATATAATAAAATAATTTAATCCAATAACTAAAAATAAATAACAGAATACTGCATAATATATATTAATGGTTAAATTTGAACCTTGGATATTTTTTATTAAAGGTGAAAAAAAATTATTTCCAATAGTTGAAAGATAAATAGAATCCAATATTATCATAATTATCCCACTTAAAAATATATTTGTTAGTGACATATATATTTTTGTAAGAAAATAACAAAATATTAATTTATTTTAAATACTAATTTAATTTTATTGATTCGTAAAATTTTTTTACTTTTTTGTTTATTTTTATTTTTTTTGGATCAAATGATTTTAGGTAAAGACCGTCTAATGTTTTTACCCGTGATAAAGCAACATATGTTTGGCCACAAGCAAATATATCTCCACCTACATCTATCTCTGCTATTTCAAGCGTTGTTCCCTGAGATTTATGTATTGTCATAGCCCATGCTGGAACTATTGGAATCTGTTTTATAGTAATAGTTGGATGGTTTTCACTTACCCATGTATGGAGACCAATTTCTTTAGTAAATCCACCTAAAAATTTAACTATTGGAAATCCAGATTGATAGTTGAAATCAACTATTTTACCTTGACTGCCATTACATATTGGTTCACTTGTATTTGTTGTATCTATATTAACAATACACATTACTTGGGCACCTGTTTTTAAAGATATTTTTTTGGGACAATTTATACTATTTTTTAAATAAGTGAATTCTCGTTCATAATTAAGTGAAGCAGGACTTCTTATTTTTTGTTGTTCCTTTGTTAATTCGTAAAACGGAACAATAATATCTTTCATATTATATATTTTTTCATCTCCGGGAAGAGATTTTAACGCATTATTATTAATATGTTCAACTTTTAACCTTGTTGGGTAAATCCTTGTGGGTTCAATATCAATATTAATAGGAACAATCGCACCAATTCGATTTTTTAATAATTGAACCGTTGATTTTGTCAGCCTACCAACTCTTATTTGATTCAGTATTTTTGAATATATATCATCATCTTTTTGTCTAAAAAGCTTTGTAAATTCTATTTTATTTTCAAATATTGTGTTAAATAATTCACTTTCAAAACAAAATAAACAAGATTCTTCGTCGTCTATATCACCAACAGGTGGGAGTTGATAAAAGTCACCTGAAAATATAATTTGAAGTCCACCAAACGGTAAAGATATATTCCTTTTACGACATAAACGTGCAGTTAATTCAAGCAATTCAAACATTTTTTTAGACATCATACTTACTTCGTCTACTACAAGTATGTCTGTTGTTATCCAGTTCCCACGTTTCATGTAACTATTCGAAACCTTTTCTGCCATTTCTTCAATATCTTGTCCCGTCGCAAGTCCTAAACCCGACCACGAATGTATCGTTTTAGCGTTGCATTCTAATAAGACCGCGGCACATCCAGTCATAGCACATACTTGTATTTTTTTACCTAAATATTGAGAATACTTCATAACTTCTCTAATAAACATAGATTTACCTGAACCTCCTGGACCCGTTATAAATAAGTTTTCTCCCTCTTTAAATTTTTCAAAGGCAACTTTTTGTTCACTTGATAGTTCTACCGATGGAGTATATTCATTAACTTCTTCAGTATCCTTTATAAAGTTCATTTTAGTTGAATATAATAAAAAAATATTATATCAATTTTATAATAGAAAAATGATATAAATAATTAAATAGTAATAATATATTATGGACGATGAATTTGAAGAACCCTGTTTTTGGAAATCACTTTGGGAAGGGTTTGTTGAATTTTTATCATTAATTCGTATAGTTGATAATTATAACGATGATGATATGGAACATCTAATAGTTCAAAAGTGTCAAATAAAACGTATTGAACAATATGATAATGTTTATAAAGAAGCCAGAGAATTGTTTATTAAAAAAAATACAGATTACGGTGATGCGTTTGCTTCTTATGGACCAATCGGCGTTCTCGTAAGAATGGGTGATAAAACACGACGATTAAGTTCAATTGAAAAAAATAAAATAATTAATGTGAACGATGAAACTCTACGCGATACACTTATTGATCTTCATAATTATTCTGCCATGGCAATCATGCTAATGGATGAGTAGTTATAATAAAGAAATATCACAACCACCTTCTTTTGAAAAAGACAAAACCGGTGATTGTGTGAATCCTTTTTCTTTCATATTTTTTTTAAAATCTACTATATTCGATGATAGTGATTTATAGTGATCTGTATTTAAAAATGAATTTGTTAAAGCACCCTGGTATTCATAATCGGTATAGTCGAAGTAGTCAATACTTGTTTCGTCATCTCTACAACCACTTAACTTAACAACAGAACATATATTTGTTAAATCATAGTTATACTCTCTTTTTTCTTCTATGTTATCATTTTTTATACAATAAGGGAGATTCATATTTGAACCAGAATTACAACAATCCATCAATACAAATAATTTAGTTTTTGGATGGAGACAACTAATAAATTGTTTTTGTAACCACATATCGTCTATTAATCCTTTTGTTTGATAGTCACTTGGACATATTACTTCACTTTTATTATCTTTTTCAAAAAAAGAATGTTTTGATGTTCCATGACCCGAATAACTAAACCATAATTCAGAACCAGGGTAATTTTTACTATATGATATAAGTTTTTTTAATTCATTCTCTATATTTTTTCGTGTTGCTTGTTCATTTTCTAAACAAGTAACCTGACCTCTTGAAAAGAAACATTTTTCCTTTAAAAATGACTTTATATTTTTCAAGTCATTTGTAAAACCGTTAAGATTGTCATTTTCTTCTTTATTTGTTACATAATTAATACCAATAACAAGACCCCTTTTTCTATGGTTTATATTTGTAAAAATTCTGTTTTTTACATATTCATTATCAGGTACTTCATTTAAAGAGCCAGGATTTGATAACGGTATTATGAAATTTTCATATTTAAAATTATTTAAAAGAATAGATGAAAATAGAACACCCATACTAATATATATTGTATATATGAAGTATTTACTCAAAAATTATATGGAATATATTTTGTTAAATATATATTTAAAATTGAAATAAATAAATAAATTATATATTTCTAAAAAAAAATGGAAAAGCGCATTAAAAAGAAATTTGGAGATTATATTAAAACATATAAAGAAGATATAAAAAATAAAATTCTTTGTCTCGATTGTGATAAGGATCAATTAATGGAAGTAATTCAATATGTATACGACTATGATGATATTATTATTGGGGATAATGATTTTATGAAAAGAAAACGAACAAAAAATACAGTTCCTTTACATGAAAGGTGTATTGCTTTGAGGGCAACCGGAGAACAATGCACACGCCGAAAACAAAATGATTGTGATTTTTGTGGAACCCATGTCAAGGGTTCGCCTAATGGAACTTGTGAAAGTGGTAAAAATATAGTTACGAAAAAGAAGGTTTCAATATGGACACAAGAAATTAAAGGAATACTTTATTATATTGATGGTGAAGGTAACGTATATGATATGGATGATATTATGCGAAACGAATCATCACCCAAAATTGTTATGAAATATGAAAAAGATGGTGATAATTATAAGTTAATAAGATAGTGAAAATAATAAAATAAAAATATAAATGTTCTTTTTTATTTATATTTTTATAAAAATAAATAAAACAACTATTTAAATTCATTATACCATACTATAGCATACATATATAATGAATAATGTAAGTCTTGATAAGTTTTATACTAATCCGGATGTTGCGTCAAAATGTATTAGTGAGATTTCAAACATGTATAAATGGGATTGGGACCTTGTAATAGAACCAAGCGCAGGAGATGGAAGTTTTTTTAACCAACTCCCGAAAATATCACCAATAGAAGGTATTGATATAAGTCCCGACCATCCACTTATAAAGAAACAGGATTTTTTTCAATATCTTCCAGCGGATAGACATGGAAAAAAGATACTTGTTATTGGTAATCCTCCATTTGGACGAGTTAGTTCTTTGGCTATTAAATTTTTCAATCATGCTGCATGTTGGGCAAGTGTTATAGCTTTTATTGTTCCAAGAACTTTTCGACGAGTTAGTATTCAAAATAAACTTAATATGAATTTCAAATGTGTTCATGACCATGAAATACCTACAGTTCCATGTTCTTTTTATCCACCGATGATGGCTAAGTGTTGTTTTCAAATATGGGAAAGAAGTAAGGAACCAAGAAAGAAAGTAGAACTTCCTACAAGTCATCCTGATTGGAAATTTCTTCCGTATGGACCTAAGGATGAAAATAATCAACCAACACCACCCAAAGGAGCTGATTTTGCAATTAGAGCTTATGGTGGGAAATGTGGAGAATTGTGTTTTGTTGGGTTAGAACATTTGAGACCTAAGAGTTGGCACTGGATAAAATGTAATATAGATATTCCAACACTTACTTATAGATTTGGATCATTAAATTATTCGTTTAGTGAAAATACAGCACGACAAAATTCTATTGGACGTGCTGATTTGGTTTCTCTATATAAAGATAGTTATGAACCAAGTTAAATATTTATATATTTATTAGATTTATATGTTTTTTCGTAAATACGAATCATGTCTTTTCTAAATTTCATAACTGTTTCTAAGTTCTGTAAGCTCCCTATCCTTCTTTTCTTCCAAAACCTTCTTACTATTCAATAAAACATCATCTATTTTTTTGATACGATTGTAATCATTATTCATTTCACGGTGTGTGTCTTTTGTTTTCATGTGAGAACGACTATCATATCTCTTTGTGCGGGCATTAAAATCATCGTATAATTTATATACTTTATCCTCTTCGGCATCTAATCCTTCCATTTCTTTTTTGTATTTATTCAGTATTTTTTGTATTTTTTTTTCGTGTGTTTTTTTAGAGGTTTTACTATTTCGACTGTTACCACCACCATTCTTTTTTTTTGTCATCACCCAATTACACTTTTTTCGCTTTGCCATAGAACGTGCTTTATTTGCAACAGAACGATAGCTATATGTTTTGGGTTTAAGACCCCTATATATACTTAACATTGCTCTATAGTTTCCCGCTTGAAGTCCTTTACATTCCATCTTTCCGGTCTTTTTGTTACAAATTGGGTATTTATTTTCCTTTGGCAATAGAAAACATTTAGAACCATATTTCTTTTTATATTTTTTAATTTGATTCGGCATGGGTTTCATATCACGCCAATATGTAGCCTTACTTGTTTTTCGTTTTATTTGGTTTTTTACATATCGTTTTTGTTTTTTTGTTTTCATATAATATTTATTTATATTAAAAAAAATAGTTCGTTAGTTTTATTATTAGTTTCAAAGTATGCAAAATTGAAATGGAAACTGACCAAATATTGTATAGAAATATAAGGATATAAACATATAGTTAATGACGGAATTAGAAAGAATTAATTTGAATCGACACATCATTTTGAACTTTATGGTGATACTAATAATTATTATGGTTTGTCAGAAAGTTTTAATGATGTTTTGATATCTGGATCATCATTAGATGAATTAAAAAATATGTGATTGTTATCAAGATTACTCCACAAAATATATATTCGTCGTAATATAAACGCAATATGTAACCTTACTTGTTTTTTGTTTTATTTTATTTTTTTTATATATGTTTTGGGTTTTCATATAAAATTTATTGATATTAAATTAAAATACTAAACCTCTTGATTTCGTTCATATACCTTTGTAACACGTGGAATATTCTGGTTGGTTCGTTGTTTAACATACAATTCACCACATGGACCGCAGTGGTCTTCATTCGCACGTTCGACTCTATGTGATAGACGGTCGTCATATACAAGATTCCAACGACCAAGTGGTGTGGGTTTGTTTTCAAAAAAACGGATAAACCGGGTACCGATACGTTCTTTTAAAATAAAAGATTTTTTTAAGAAGTTTTCTGTGAGTGTATAGATACGATTCATACTTATTATATAACTAATAAATATTCTTTATTTTAATTTCAATTTTGTATATTTCTAGCCTTCTAGGAAAATTTATTAAAAAACATCAACATGAACTTTCAAAATCCATATTCACATTTTCGAACATATTTGTCCCGCTATTTTTAACTTCGTATGCAGAACGCTAGAAAATGTAATATTTGCACAATATAATAATGAAAAGAACTAAAAGAAATAATACACGTTTGAAAGGAGGTTCTGGAAGTAACAAGAAATCATCAACAAGAAAAAGAACAGAAAAAGTAACATTCCTCGATGAAGATACATATAGAATAAATATACTTCCTAAGCATACATACGCAATAGATGTTAAACCAGACCCAACTAACAGTGGTCCATCAATTTTAAAGGTAAAAAAATCTAAACTACCTGATGGTGTACTTCCTCGCCCTGTTAACTTAGATTATACTCGAGATAATCAAAGTAAAGAATATATTTTGGGACCTTATGCTAAAACATCAAGATGCAAAAAAACTGGGAAAAAAGCTTGGGAAATAGCAAACGAAAAAATATGTAAAAGTAAAAATAAAAGTAAAGGGGGAAAGAAAACGTTGAAAAAGAGGAAGAGAAAAACCAACAAAAAATAAAAATCCTTTAGTATTGTATGCCGAATGCGAAATGTGAATGTTGTGGAAGATGGATGGAGGACATATGTATTTCTTTGGACGACAAAATACGTCTTGTAGAACTTGTCAAGGAACGTCAAAAAAAGATGT